GTTTCTCCCCAGGGTGGACCGGATCGGGCCAAGGCGTCGCCGGTTGGGCCGGTGTTGCACCCGGATGGGTTCGTGTTGCCCAGGTTGGAGACTGCGCCGGTGGGGTCGGAACGGGGGACTGTTGGAAACGAGGCCCGCGCCTGGTTGCAGGCCGCCTATGGCATGCAGCTGCGCGCATGGCAGGCATACGCGCTCGACCGCGCCCTTGAGGTGGACGACTCGGGGCGCCTGGTGTGGTCCACGGTGATCGTGACGGTAGCCCGGCAGTCCGGGAAGTCGTGGCTGAGCCGCGCTATGTGCATGTGGAGGCTGCACAACGCGGAACGGTTCGGCGAAGAACAGACCGTGCTGCACGTGGCGAACCGCAGGAGCACGGCGATGGAGGTAATGCGGCCGGCCGCGATGTGGGCCGTCGAGAAGTACGGCAAGAAGGCCGTGAGGTGGGGTAACGAACAGACCGGCATACATCTGCCCACCGGCGACCGTTGGCTGATCCACGCGGCCAACGAGTCGGCCGGTGTTGGCTACTCCTGCTCCCTGACGTTCGTCGACGAAGCGTGGAAGATCCCGCGGGCCGTAGTCGAGGACGCCCTAGCGCCAACGATGGCGGAACGCGAACAACCACAGTTGTGGCTCGTCTCCACGGCCGGGGACTCCACGAGTGATCTAATGCAGGCCTATAGGCAGGCGGCACTCGACCAGGCGCCCGGCGTGCTGCTGCTGGAGTGGTCCGCGCCACCCGAAGCGAATCCTGACCAGGTAGACACGTGGCGTTGGGCGTCACCGGAATGGACCGACAAGCGCGCCGAGTTCCTGACCCGGCAACACGCGAACATCGACCCGCAAGCTTGGAGGAAGGAATACCTCAACCAATGGGTCACTAGGTCCGGGCACTGGCTGAAAGAGGCGTGGTGGGCCGAGACCCTCGAGCCGGCCGCCGATCTGCCTACCGGTGGCACGTGGGCCGTCGCCATTGAGTCCGAGTTCGACGGCATGGGTCACGCCGTAGCGATCGCCGCCGCCGCCGATGACGGCGTGATCGTGCTCAGGGTGTCCACGCACCGCACCATCGCCGACGTTGACGCGAAGCTGCGGGAGATCCGCGCCCGGCATCACCCCGTTCACGTTGCCGTCACACCTGGCTACGTTGACCGCCTGCGGGAACCCTTTGACGCACTGGTCGGCAACCGTGAAGCGGCGGCCGCGACGCAAAACCTCCTAGACCTGTTCGACCGCCGGCAGCTGCGACACGACGGGTCTACCGTCCTGGCCGAGCACCTCGCGGCCTCCACGATCAGCCGCCGTCAGGGCGGGTGGACGATCAGCGCGCCGCAGGGCCGCGGGGGTGTGTACGCCGCCAGGGCCGTCATGTTTGCCGTCGCGCAAGCCAGCAAAACCCCCAAGCCGCGCCCGATGATCGTCACCAGGAGGCGCACCGGTTAGGCTGACGGGCCTCCGAGTAGTTTGCCTATACCTGCAAACGGTTACATGATTAGCTCGTGGCATGGCGAACGCCGCTAGCCCTGGTCCAAGACCAGGAGCGATTCAGCTCGTCCACACAACTTGAGCTGCCCATACACGCGCGCTCGATCAGCGCCACCACCCTCCTCGAGGCGATCCAGGCCGCCGCCGGATACACCGTCACCCGCAAAACCGCCGTGCAGGTGCCGGCCTACATACGCGCCGAGAAGATCTACACCCACACAATCAGTGCGTTCCCCCTGCGTGAGTTTGTCGGCCCGACCGAGATCGTGGCCCGCCCGTTCCTCACTCAGCCATCCAGGAACACCACGTACGCCGCGGAAATCATGCGCCTAGTCTCCGACCTGCTGAACTACGACAAGGCCTGGTGGCGGATCACTGAGCGCACCTGGGACGGATTCCCGTCCTCAATCGTTCGTATGCCCGCCAACGAGATCACCGAAACCGACGAAATCGTCTACTGGAATGGCACACCGGTGCCGCTTCGCGACGTGATCCGGTTCGACGGTGACGGTACCGGCGGATGGTTGACCGTCGGCGCCGCAGCGATCAACACCGCCGCCGCCCTTGAGGCCGCGGTCATGCGGTACGCAGAGTACCCGCTACCGACCGTGGTGCTGAAAAACAACGGCGCGGACCTCCCAGCGGCCGCCGTCGATGACTTGCTGACCGCGTGGGAGGACGCCCGCACGAGCAGGAGCACCGCCTACCTGAACAGCACCCTCAACACTGAGACAATCGGGTGGAACGCCTCCGACCTCCAGCTCGTCGAAGCACGCAACGCCGCTGCGGTGCAGATCGCCCGCCTCGCGAACCTGGACCCGGTGTGGACCGGAGCGGGTGTGCCCGGTGCGGCCCTCACCTACCAAAACCGAGTAGACCTGTACCGGCAACTTCTCGACACCGCGCTAACGCCGGTAATGAACCTCATTCAGCAGCGCCTCAGCCTGAACGACGTGACCCCGCGCGGCCACACCGTCAAGTTCGACACCACCACATTTCTCCGGCAGAACCCGTCCGACATCGCCCAACTTATCGCCACGCTGCGCCCCCTTGACGTCATAACCGTGGACGAGGCCCGCGCCCTGCTCGACCTGCCCGCCCTAGGCGTCATCGACCCGACACCGCTACCCACCGTGAGGTCACTATGAACCTGCACATATCCACCGCCGAGCTGATCGTCGACATGCGAGAGGACGACAGCGACGGCGACGTCGTGGCCCGGTTCCACGGCATGGCGGTCCCGTACGACACCCCGACCATGATCGGCGGCCTGCGGGAGTCGTTCGCCCCGGGCGCGTTCGACGTCGAGGACGTCATCGGTAAGCCAGTCGCCTACCGGCACGGAGAACCGATTGGCGTCATCACCGCCGCCGTCAACGAGGACGACGGCCTGTACGTAGATGGCAGCATCGTCAACACCACGCAGGGCCGCGACGCGGCTACCCTCATGCGCGCCAAAGCCTCCCGCGGCCTGTCCGTCGGGTTCTCCCCCATCACCTCAACCTGGTCCAAGACCAAGGACGCCGTGAAACACACCAGGGCGCAGCTACACGAGCTGAGCCTCACCCATGTACCCGCCTACCCAACCGCGGGTGTGGCGAACGTAAGAGAGGAAACCATGTCAGAGACCACCATCGAGGACACCGCGGTGGTGTCCGACATGCAGGCCCGGCAGGCGATCGCCGAGGTCCGCGAACAGATCGCAAACATCGAGGCCCGCGCCTTCACCACCGAAGGCCGGCACCCGCTCGAGGACTACCGCTCACTCGGCGAATACGTCAAAGCCGTGTTCAGCGGGCAAGAGGAACGCGCCCTCGACGTATCAAACATTGCCGACGCCCCAGGCCTCGTCCCGCCGGTGTGGATCAGGGACATTAAGGGTGTCCTCGATCGCGGCCGCCCCTGCATCAACGCGATCGGCGGCGCCACTTCGGCGGCCGGTTCAGGCATGACCGTCAACTGGCCCTACTTCGACGGCGACCTGTCCGCGATCGTCGCTGAGCAGGCCTCAGAGAACACCGAAGTGAACTCCGTCGATATCGACATTAAGAAGGGCACCGCCACCCTCGCCACGTACGCGGCGGGCAACCGACTGACTTTGCAGGTCATCGAGCGAACCGACCCGTCCTACGTGGACGCGTTCCTACGCATCATGGTCGGCGCGTACGGCACCGAAACTGACTACGCGTTCCAAGCGGGACTGTGGGCCAACGACACCGCCGGCCTTGATTACGACTTCAGCGCAGACAGTGATGGCTCCAATTTCATTGAGGCCGTGTGGGCCGCCGCCGTTGACGTCCAGACCGCGACCGGTCAACCCGCCGAAGTGGTGTACGCGAACGCCGCCGTGTACAAGAAGCTAGGGGCCTGGTCCGCGTTCCAAGCGCAAAACTACCCCGTGCAGAACGTCGGCGGCACGTTCGACGGCCGCACCGGACGCGCCACCGTCATGGGTCTGCCCGTGGTGCTGGCGCGCGAATTCGCCACTAATGAAACTGAGGACGCAATCGTGACGAACCGCGCCGCGGTCGGTTGGCTCGAAGATGGCCCGCGCACCATCAGCGTGGACGTTGCCGCGAACCTGGGCCGCGAGTACGCCATCTACGGCTACGCCGTGGTGGCCCCGTACATCAGCGCCGGAATCGTGTCGATCTACAACCAGGCCTAACCGCCACCCCAACAGGAGAGAGCCCACGATGGCACTGGTGACCGGCGAACAGCTCGCCGACGCCTTGCAGCTTGAGTACGAGGCGCCGCTGAATGACGTCCTCGACCAGGTCGCTGAGGCCGCTGATGACATCGTGGGCTCTCTTCTGACCACGGGCGCATACGAGACGGAACCGGCCGCGTGCAAAGAGGCCGCCCTCTCGGTCGGTGTCGAGATCTTCCAGGCCCGCACCGCCGCCGGCGGCCAGGCCCTGTCCGTTGACTTCCAACCAGGCCCCTACCGGCTCTCGACGTGGGTCACTCGTCGAGTGATGAGCCTCATCGGGCCGTACATGAACCCCGCCGGAATGGTGGGCTGATGCCGCTCACCACCGACGCCCGCACCGACCTAGCCGACGCCCTAGCCAACATCGGCCCAACCGTGCACGCCGTACCGCCCGCGGTCCCGACACCGCCGTGCCTGGTCATTGCACCGGACACCCCGTGGGCTTCTATCCGCCGCCTTGGTTCACGGCTCAACCTGCAAGTGCGGCTACGCATACTGATCGTGGTGTCACCGCGCACCGTTGAGGCCGCCATCACCGAATCCGAAACGCTGCTTGAGGACGTCCTAGCTGCGATCCCGGCGGCGTACAGCGTCGAGGACATCGGGCCGCCGATCATTAGCGACACCGGCACGCAAGGCGCCGTCGTCACCACAGAAATATCCGTCACCGTTCACATGAAAGAGGACTAAACATGGCCGCCGTCTCAGTCGCCGGTTCGACGTTCACCGTAGAAATTGACGCAACCCCCTACTCCGACCAGGTTACTACTGGCACCATCACCGCCACACCGGTGATTACCCGCACCAAAACCCTGGGCGATAACAATTTCATTCAAACGGACCTCAACTCGACAGCTGAGCTTGAGTTTCTGTATGACGAGGACTCGGGCATGTATGACGCTTTAGCGACCGCGGCTAGCGGCGGCAGCTCGGTGGCCCTTGAGGTCACAGGCGGCGCCGGCACCTGGACTGGTGCGGCCGTCTACGTCGAGGAGCTGAGCATGGAGGTTGCCGCGGACGGCGTTGCGACTTGTGCGGTGTCCTTCACTGGAACTATCACGTTCTCCTGATGCTTCCCGACCTACTTGTCACCGTCAACGAGGAACCGCCGCAGGTGGTGCGCGCCACCATGGCCGCACTACGCAAAGCCGAACAGGCGTGTGGCGGGAAACTCGTAGACGCCAACGAGATAGACCTACAGATGGCGATCTGCTATTTCATGCTCAACACCACCAACGGGCAGCTCGAGGACGTGCACGCTTGGGCGGACAGCAACGGCCTACGCGTGTTGGCGACCAGGCGGCCGCCGGACCCTACCTGGCCGGATCAGTAGGGCGGCTGATCCTCATGGTGGCAGCAGCAACAGGTCAACGCCCCGACCAGGTCGAAGCTATGGACCCGGCCGCGGTGTTCGCCCTCGCTCAGGAGGTGATCGCATGGCGCGCGCGACCACTGTAGACGCCTATGTGACCGGCCTGAATGAGCTGCTACGCGACCTGAAAGCGCTCCCGAAGGAGTACCAGGACAAGCTGCGTGACGCGTCCGTTGACATCGCCACACGGTACATGGTTCCCTCATGGCAGTCTGCGGCGCTGAACGGTGCCGGACGGTACGGCCCGGCGATCGCTGGCAGCGTGAAAGCGAAACGGGACCGCATCCCGTCGGTGTCGATCGGTTCGGCGCGTCGAGCGTTCAGCGGTGGCGCCTCCCCAACGATGGTGCGCTACCCATCCGACTCGGGTGTGACGAACCCGAAAACGCCCGGCCCTGGTGTCGTATTCGGTGACGGTTCTAAATGGATCTCGCAGGCCCGCGGGTACGCTCCGTTAGCCATGCAGGAATGGGGTCACGCCGTCGAACGCGTGTGCGCGGACTTTAACCGGGGCGGTATCTGATGGCCGGGCGCACACTCACCGTCTACCTGGCGGCCGATACTGACAAATTCCGGCGCGAGATGAACCAGGCGCAACGCGAAATGAACGGGTTTAGTGGCGCCGTCGGTGGCCTCGCCACCAGCATGAAAAACATGCTCGGCCCGGCCTTGATTGGTGCCGGCGCCGCCTTGGGCGTATTCGCCGGTAAGTTCGCCGTAGATGGCATTAAAGCGGCCGCCGAAAACGAGGCCGCCATGGCCAAACTGACGAAACAACTTGACCTGCTAGGCCTGGCAGCTGACGCGCCGCGCATTCAGACATTCATAGACACGCTCAGCCGCGCCGCCGGCGTCGCAGACACCGAACTATTCCCAAGCTTCACCAACCTGGCCCGGATCACGAGCGACACCGACAAAGCCATGAGCCTGCTGAGCCTCAGCATGGACATCGCCGCCGGCACCGGCAAACCGCTCACCAGTGTGGTGGAGGCGGTCGGTAAGGCCGCGGCCGGAACGTTTGGCCCGCTGCAACGCCTAGCGCCGGAACTGAAAAACATCGGCAACGAATCGGCGACCGCAGACGAGAAGCTACAATTCTTGGCGGGCAAGTTTGAGGGCCAATACGCCACGGCGGCCGCCACCTATCAAGGCCAAGTTGCGCGCCTGGGCGTCGCCTTCGACGAACTCAAAGAATCATTCGGCACCGGATTTCTCGGCGCCCTTGATGAGGCCAACACCAACACCGGCGACTACGCCGCAACCATCCAAGGATTCGAGCCGCTAGTAACCGCGTTAGGCGCCGCGTTCGGCAACATCGCAGTAGCGATCGGGACCGTCACCCGATTTGTCGTGGGAGCTAAAGAAGCGTTCGACGAGTGGTACACAAGCCTCGACGGCTTTAACAAATTTATCGCCGACGTCGTTATTGGAACCCTATACACACTCACCAACCCAATTGAAGCCCTCATTGACTCAATCCGCCGCGCCATCGACGCGTTCCGCGAACTACTCACACTCATGGGGCAGCAGACACCGGCCGCAGAAAACGGGCAGGGCACACCAGGCCGGCCGCTGCCGTCAACGCGTAGCGCCGCCCGCGTCACCGAGTCATCGGTCGGCACGGCGATCTACCGCGTCCTAGCCAACACGGACGCCCGCAACGGGTACGTAGCCGGGGCGGTGCTGTCATGACCGTCACCGCTGTCCGCGTCAACAGCACACCGCTGAACCTTGACGACATCCCCTACTCCGTGACCGTGTCGCATGGCCGCAACGACATCACCAGCGGCCCGCAACCAGGCCTCGCACAACTGGACCTATTGATCAGCGGCCAGGCCACCATTCCGGTGAGCTTGGGCGACACTCTCGAGGTAGACGCATACTCCACGACCAGATTCACCGGCACCGTCTCGGATCTCGCCCTTGAGCACATGCCACCCGCGCAGGACGCCAACCCGATGACACGGCTGACGATTACCGGCATCGGCCCCCTGGCCCGGTTGGGTCGGTTGTTTGCCGGTGAGTCGGGATTCCCGGCTGAGGATCTTGATGTGCGGGTGGCCGCCATCCTGGACACCACCGGCATGACGTACATCGCCGAAACAGATCCGGACATCGCCCTCAACGCCTACGACCCGAACTACGACAGCGTCGCCTCACTGCTCGCCGAACTCGCTGAATGGACGGGCGCGACCACCTACGACATGCCCGACGGTTCCATCAGGTTTGAGTCTTACACGCGCCGCGGCTACGATTACTCGACCGCAATCTGGTCGGACTACATCACGGAGACATTCGCCGACATCGTAGGCACCTGGTCCAACCAGACCAGCGCCGCCAGCGCCGCCCCCACACCCGTCCCGCTGCCCGTCGATTCGGTGGTGTGGGAACCGTCGTGGCAGACCACCGCTTCCACCATCCTGAACGACGTCACGGTGACATACGGCACCGCAGAGCCGCAGGCCAGCGAGAACATCACTGACAACGCCTCGATTGCCCTATTTGACCGGCGGTCCGTCGAACTCGAGACCGGCCTAGCCAACGATTACGACGCGCTACGCCGCGCGCAGCTGGTCATCACGTCGCAGGCCGCCGAACGGTGGCAGCTGGGCCAGGTGACCGTGCTGCTGGACGAACTCACCGTTGGACAGCGCACTTCGGTGCTGGGCTTGCGGCAGGGCGGCCGCGTCCTTGTCACCGGCCTCCCACAACCCAACCCGCAAAACACCGCCCAATTTATTGGGGTAGTTGAGGGTTGGACCGATCAGTACGTGGACGGATTCCATACCACCACCATCAGCCTGAGCGATCCGCGCTACTCCTACGCCGTTATCTCGTGGGCTGAAGCACCCGCGGCCGCCACGTGGGGCGGCGTATCCGTAACCAAAACCTGGGCCGACATCATCCTGCCCGAAGACCTACTACCGTGAACAGGAGCAGCCGTGCCTAACACCACCTACGGCACCCCATACGCCCAGTCAAGTGACTTGGTGTCCAACTGGCCGGGGGTCAGCCTAAACGTGGCCGACCGCCTTGATGACGTCAGCTTTAAGGGCAACGGCCTGAACGATCAGACCGGCACCAGCTACACCCTGGTCCTTACCGATGCCGGTAAAACCGTTACGCTGGACAACGCGGCCGCCGTCACCGTCACCATTCCCACCAACGCGTCGGTGGCCTACGAGGACGGCACCGGTGTGACGTTAATTAACAAGGGCGCCGGTGTAGTGACCGTTGCGGCCGCCGGTGGCGTGACACTAAATGGCGAATCATTGACAATAGCCCAGAACCAAGCTGCGACCGTGCGAAAACTAGCAACTGACACTTGGGTCATGGTTAAGGGTGGTGGTCTCCCAAAAGCAACATATAGCACGACAACCGGGTCACCGACAGTAACCACGGTGTCGGGTAAAACGCTCCTGACATTCACCGGCTCTGGTTCGATCACGATTAGTAACTCTGGAACATTGGATGCGCTTGTTGTCGGTGGTGGTGGTCCTGGAGGTGGCGAGCAGGCCGGAGTCTCCGGCGGTGCAGGAGGCGGTGGAGCGGGTGCAGTGGTGTACGCCACAAGTTATTACGTTTCGGCAGGTGCTGTCACCGTAACTGTTGGAGGCGCATCAAGTTTCAACTCGACCGTGTATGGCAGTTATTCAAAGTTTGATGATTTGTATGCTGGAGGCGGCGGCCAAGGCGGATCAAACGGTACCCCAGGACAACGTGCCGGATATGTCGGTTGGAATGGAGGCGGCGGATCATCGTTGAATTCGGATTCTGCCGGTGGTGGCGCGAGTATTTGGGGAATCGGTTTTGCTGGCGGCACCGGTGCAAGCAATAACGGCGGCGGCGGCGGCGGGTCGTCAAGCGCTGGATCTGGAACTACTCCGGGATCGGCGACAGCAAATAGCATTACAGGAGCGTCTGTGAATTATGGCGCTGGCGGTAATCAGTCAAATGCGGGCGGCGGCGCTGGTGGTGCTAACACTGGAAATGGTGGTGCTGGTTCAACTGGAACAACTGGAAATGCTGGTGGCTCTGGTGTTGTCATTCTTCTTATCGGTTAGGACATAGTTATGGCCCATTTTGCGTTAGTGGAAATAGATTCTTCGGGTCGGAGCCTTGTTACCAGGGTGGATAAAGTTGCAAATGCGGTGTTGCTAGACGAAAACGGAAACGAGCTGGAGGCGCTAGGCAGTATTCATATGCAGCGACTATTTGGTGGCGAGTGGGTGCAGACCTTCTTCTGTGAGAATGAGCCGCCGCCGAATCATCCTCGTGGAAAGTTCGCTGGTATCGGTGACACCTGGAATGGCGTCGATTTCATCGCGTCGGAGATCCTGCCATGACCCTAGAGACCGCTAGCACCGTGGTCGGCATCGCGGCCGTGATCCTGGGGGCCCTGTTGTGGCTCATCCGGGCGCAGGTTTCCATGATGAAAGAGTTTCGGCCGAACGGTGGCGCGTCGATGCGAGATCAACTTAATCGCATTGAGGCCAGACTCGATAACCACATCGACAACCACCAGAAAGGGCGAACATGAAAGCATTTTGGAAGTGGCTTGCCACAACACCAGAGGGAACCGTAGCGAAAGTGTCCGTCGGTGCCGGCTTGGGCGCCCTCGTGGACTACCTGGTCACGTCGGACGTGTCCCCTATTGTGGTGGCGATCACCGCCGCCATTGTTCCCGTCCTGGTGAATTGGCTGAATCCTATGGACCCGCGTTATGGTTCCCGATCCGCGCAGCATTAACGGATGGCCGGTGCTGCGCCGCGGTGATACCAGACTCGGCACCAAAGCGATACCCGGAACCGGCATCAGGCTGACGGGCCGGCGTGAAGTGCTGCCATACCTGGTCTCCCTAGCCGCCGACTACCAAGCAACGATCGCACCGCTCAAGGCCGGCGAAGTCGGCGCCTACAACTACCGGCCCTCGAGGGTCTCAGCGGCCTGGTCTAACCACGCGTCGGGTACCGCCGTGGACATCAACTACTCCAGTGAAGGCGCACAACGCCTCACCAACAAGAGGTGGTGGCAGCGCCGCCGCACCGCCGTCCAGGCGTTGCAGGCCAAGTACAAGCTGCTGAACTGGGGCGGGAACTGGTCGGACCGCTATTACGATCCGATGCACTGGGAACTGAAGCGCGGCACCACCGTCGCCCAGGTCGAGCGCGAACTCAAGCGCCTGGGCCTGGAAAAATCTGGCCCCAAAATCCCCACGAAAACGCACAAATCACGGTAGCGACACGCCGTAACGCCCCGATACTGGACGAATTCAGTCCGGGGCGTTACGTTGCGGGTGTCGAAAACACGCGGGACTAAGCCTACTGGTCAGGTTGATAACCCGACTAGGAGTATTATGTCAGATAATCCTGACGTAAACCATTAGGCCTACGTTCCGCCCCACGAAGGGGAGGAAAAGTGCCACACATCACCGCATTCGCAAAAGCCAGCACCCCATTCGGGCCGATCGCTGGTAGGACCGCAATCACAGTAGTCAGCGGCGGCCAAGACCTGGCCGTCATCGAATTCACCGCGGGCCCCACGCCCGTCATGCTGTCCATCGGAGACAGCAACCTTCGGGCCTTTATAGAGGCCCTGGCCGAAGTGTGCAATCAGATGCACCAAGAACGCGTCAAGGCCAACCTGCCCGCCACCCTCGAGGTGGCGTCATGATCCCGGCGCGACGCCTCCCCTGTCCTAACGCGCCGGGTGCGCGACGTGGGGCGGCCGCCCCCTTTAACGGCCGCCCCACGATCGGGGGCACGCCATGACGCTGCTGATGATTGCCGGAGCCTGCGCCGCGGTGTGGGCCGCCCTCGAGGTCACAATTCGGGTGCGCCGGGCGCGCTTCCATCGCCACACCCACCAGGCCATGAACCTGGCCCGCGCCGACGAGCTCGAGCGGCGCCGCCACCTGGCCCTCGTCAAAGCCCTGGGCGGTGAGGCATGATCGCCTCACTTTTGGCCGGCCTCGTCGCCGTCGCCCCCGCCGGGATGCCACCCGTAGCCTGCCATGTTGAGCCGCGAAGCAATCACTGCGTGTTCGTGCAGCCGATCAGTATGGAGATGGCCGCGGCCCGATCCAAGCAAGCCACGGTTCTGACCGGTTGGGGCAAGAGCCTGTACCGCGGCATGTGGTGGCGCCCGGAATACGCGCCCGTGAGGAAGTGCATTATGAACCGGGAGTCCAACTTTCGGTACACGGCAAAGAACCCAACGTCGAGCGCATCCGGTGCCTACCAATTCCTCGACCGTCAATGGCGCCGCGGCCTCACCTACATGATGCTCGAGGAATCACGGCAGACCCGCGACGGCCTCGCTGCCGAGATCCGCGCACTACGTGATGTGCCGATCAGGAAGTGGTCCCGCTATTGGCAGGACCGCGCGTTCTACACCGCATGGCGGCACGGCAAAGGCGCGAAGCATTGGAACCCAACGGTGCCAGGAACGGGGTGCTGGTGATGAGCCGACGCATCGAGCTCGGCTTATCAGCGCAGTCTCAAACCGTGCTCATCCAAAAACGCGACAGCGGCGGGATCAGCGTCTTCATCAGCCTGCCCCAATGCTCTGTTCTGCTTGAGTGCACAACGCACCAGGCCCGCACCTTGGCGGCCGCGCTCCTCGAAACAGCGAACGGAGATAGCGATGTCAGCGCCTAACGCTGAGCGCCACGTCAGTAAATGCGTGAGCTGTGGTGTATGGACGATGAACCATTTGGTGTGTTACGCGTGCGAGCAACCTGTGCACCCGCAGCTGTGCCCGTGGATCCTGCGTGAGTATCCGGCGTGCATGTGCACCGAAACGGAGCAGCAGTTAGCCGCGTACGGCTACTACCGCGGCCGGCAGGCAGCACATGCGTGAAACGGATCGCGCATGGATGGCGCGCGCCTTATGTCACGGCTGTGATCCTGAAACGTTCTTTCCGATCGCGCGACCCAACACTAAAGAGGGGTATACGCGGGCACTGAAAAACGCCCAGGTGATCTGCCGCAACTGTCCGGTGATCGCTGAGTGTGCGGGCTACGCGTTCCGTCACGAGATCCGGTTTGGTGTGTGGGGCGGTATCGACATGGGGAACCTCCCACACCCTAAACGTGTGCGGTTTGGGGCAGTGTCGTGAGCCGTGATGACTACATCGAGGTCAAAGACCGAATCGCCCTGTTTGTGGAGAAGTACCCCAACGGGTCACTTCAGTCGGAGTACGAACTGGTCACGGTCCTGGACCATCAGTGGCTGATCGTGAAGGCGTGGGCCTACCGGGATCCTGAGGACACGCGGCCAGGTATCGGTCACGCATGGGAGCACGTGCCCGGACGCACCCCGTACACGATCGGCAGCGAGCTGATGGTCGGCGAGACGTCAGCGTGGGGCCGGGCTCTGGCAGCGATCGGCATCGCCGTGTCGAGGTCGATTGCGTCGAGGGATGAGGTGAAGGCGGCCGGGAATTGGGAGAAGTCCAAGCGGGTACCTGAAGACGACTCGTTCTACAGCCCAGCGCCGGAACCGGCTG